CTGAACAAGCACAACGTGACGCTGCAATTGTACAATTCATTGACAATGCTATTGCAGAGAACAAGATTGCAGCTGATGCAAAGGAAAAGTGGGTAGAAATGGCTAAGACCAATTTTGAATTGGTACAGGCAACTCTTAACACAATCAATCCAAGCGAAAAAATCTCTGAAAAGATTGCAAATGACCCTTCCAATGTAGAAAATGCTGAACAAGGCTTGACAGATGCTGAAAAGCGCATGAAGGATGCTGTAGAAGCTGCTGTTGGTAAGGATTTTAAGTTTCAAACACTCGCAGACTAATAAATAAGACATATAAAACATGGCAAGTTCTGTAAATTTTGCGCAAAACTCTTATTCTGGTGAGGTTCTTGAAGATTTGCTCACCTATACAGCGCAGGGAAATGACACATATCAAGAAGGCTTGATTCATATTAAGTCGGGTATTCAGTTCAAGTACACTATTCCGATGATCCAATTGGGTCAAATCATCCAAGATAATGTTCCAACTCCGACTTCAACTCACGGTGCTGGCGCAGGTACAGCTGATGGTTTGAATCAGTACACAACTACTGAACGTTATCTTGAACCGCAAGAATTCATGGTTTACTTGGAATTCAACCCTCGTGACTATGAAAAGTATTGGAAGTTTGCACAACCGGAAGGTAATTTGGTATTCCGTGACTTGGACCCAAAGATTCAAGCAAAGATGCTCCGTCTTTTGATGGACAAGAAGAACGAATATATCGGTGAATCTATTTGGTGCTCGGCTAAGGGTGGCTCGGCTGCTGCTAAGGTAACAGCTCCGACTGGCTGTACTGAAATCGGTGGTACAAACGCAGGTGGCCCGATGAAGTATTTTGATGGTGCTATCAAGCGCATCTTGTCTAACACAGCAGAAACAGCTTCAGCTGAAGAAAAGGCTGGTGGTCAAGTAATCATCGCTGGTTCTACTGAATTGACAACTGGTGAACAAGTAGAAGCTGCTTTGCGTGCAATGTGGAAGCAGTGCCCGAAGAATGTTCGCAAGGATAAGAACCTTGTGTTCGTAACTGGTTGGGACGTTTGGGATTTGTATGACCAATATTTGAGCGATAAGCAAGTGAAGTATTCAGACAATACTAAGGTGAACGAATATCGTTTCAAGGGCAAGCGTATTGTTCCTATCGTAGGTGTTCCTGAACACACAATCCTTTTGGGTGTATTCAGCACTGGTTTGGATTCTAACTTGTGGATGGGTGTTGATTATGCAAACGACACTGAAGTTGTAAAGGTTGACCGTTTGCAGAACAACAGTGAAATGTACTTCTTCCAAATGCGTATGAAGATGGACGTTAACATTGTGCGCCCGGCTGAAATTGTTTGTTGGACAGCATATACCAATGCTCAGTAATACAATACAAACACAATCATCATAAATCAATCACGGGGAGTGGAGTAAAGGCTCCATTCCCTTTTTTAATTTAAAAGTTATGGCAAGAAAGAAAAACGAATCTACAGTTGTAGATGAAACAAAGCTTCAAAATCAAGAAAACACAGAAGCTGTTCAAACGCAAAATGATGAAACAAATACTCAAACAGTAGAAGATCCAGCTGTACAAAATCCAGCTGTACAAACTGTAGCACCAGAGACAACAGAAACAAACACAAAAGCTTCTATGGCTAAACCTGTTGAAATTCCTGATGCAGTTAAGAAATTGCTTGCTCTTTATCCAAACCATTCAGCTTTGTATGTAAATGCGAAGGGCGGTGTGTTCCCAAAGAACGCTCAACCATCTTTGGTTAAAGACGCTATTCTTTATCAAAATCCGTATTTTAAACAATAAAAATCAACAATAATGTCATTAGGTGGTGTATTTATGACTGATACCGATGGTAATATCGGTTCAAGTGTAACAACCTCAACTGAAAAGGTCACTGGTTTGTTGTTTGATATTTCCAAGCAAACAAAGTTCTTTACCGAAGGTCCAGGTTTGGCGGTAAAAGACAAATTGGAAGGAAAGGTAATTGAAATCAACTCCATGAAGGATTTGGAGGAATTGGGCATTACCCCATACACAGGTGACAACGCAAAGGACTTGTTGTTTGGTATTCCATATTACCATATCAACCATTTCTTTGGCATCCAAGGAGAAATTGGCCGTTTGTTTATTGCTTTTGCAGACTGTGGTTTGAATTGGGATGTAATTGAATCTATGCAACGTGCAGCTGATGGTATGATTAATCAGTTGGGCGTATGGACTGAACAATCTTTGTGGAAGCAAACAGACCCATCCGCAGAAGCTTACAGCATTGATTTGGTTACAAGTTTAAACTCAAAGGCAATTGCATTGGCTGATGAAAATGCTCCATTGTCAATCGTCCTTTCTGCTAACTCTGCTGTAGTAGAAAACACTGATGGTGAAAGCAAACAAGTAGAATTGAATAAGATTCCAACTTGTGTGATTGGTTCTCGATATGTAAGCGTGTTGCTTAGTCAAGGTCTTGACACCGATGTAACAGCAATGCACTTGGCCAATGAAAACGCTACTCCTGTAGGTGTTATTGGTGCAGCTCTTGGTTGCTTGGCTTTAGCTTCTGTGCAAGAATCTATTGCATGGGTAAATAAGTTTAATTTGATTGGTTACTTCCCAGACATTGAAATGGGTTTTGGCGATGTAACAATCAATGCAGAAGGTAAGAGAACAAGCACTTTGAAGTATTCATCATTGAACAAGATTCAGTTGGATAACTTGGATGATAAGGGCTACATGTTCCTTTGCAAGTACGCTGGCTTGGAAAGTGGTGTATATTTCTCAAAAGACCAAACTTGTTCTGATGGCGATTACCGCACTATTGCTCGTAACCGTACTATCAACAAGTCTAGACGTGCAGTTCGCAATGCTTTGTTGCCATACGTTAACTCTCCTTTGAAGGTTGACCCAAGTACCGGTTATTTGTCGGCAGCAAAGATTACAACTTTCCAGAATATCGTAACTGATATTTTGACAACTATGCAGACTAACGAAGAAATTTCCGGTTTCTCTGTAACAATTGACAAGAACCAAAACGTATTGAAGAACGATACTTTGGTTATTAAGTATTCGTTGGTGCCTGTAGGTGTTGCAGCACGTATCGAGGTAGTTGAAGGTTTGGCATTAACTAACAGATAAATTGACGAAAAATGGCAATAATTAATAATGTTGCATATAGTTGGTCTATGATCCGTATTTCAATTCCAGCTTTGGATATTTCGGAAGATTCAACTATTATGCAAGGTGTATCAAAGATTTCATGGAATAAGACCCGTAAGGTTGAAAACAACTATGGAATTGGTGGTAATCCTATTAATCGTGGTTTTGGCAACAAGGTTTGTACAGCTGCTATTACTATGGATTACAATACAGTATCACAATTGCGTGCTTTGGCAGGTTCATTGATGGATTTGGGCGAGTTTGACTTGATTATTTCATTTACAAATGCCTATGCCGGTGAAGATTGGACTGCTGAAACTGTAACTTTGAAGGGTTGTCTCTTTAATGAAGATGGTTTTGAAAGCCAGCAAGACGATACTAACATTGTGAAGGAATTCCAATTGAACCCGTTCGACATTATCACTGGTGAAGGAACAAGTTCTTGGCTGTAACTTCTGATATAATGTGTTTTTAAAGTGAGTCTATTAAAAAGGCTCACTTTTTTTAAACTCTTGTATAGAGAGGTTTCTATTCCTTAGTAAACATTAAATTCAAAAGTTATGTCAAAAGAAAATGTATTAGAAAAAGAAAACATGGAAAACGAAGTTGATGAGCTTTTGTTGTCTGACGAGCTTATTCAAACAATCAATTCCAAAGTTTCGGAGCTACATGCAGCTAACCCCAAGTTGAAGCGTTTGTACCCCATTTATGTAGAAGGTGATGAATGCGATGGCAAGGAACATTACATCGGCTATTTCAAGCAACCATCATTTACAGCATTCAGCAAATACATGTCTTTGTCACAAAAGGACCAAGTTGGTGCTATGCGTGAATTGGCTAAGGATTGCTTTGTTGATGGTGACAAGGAATTGATTACAGATGAATCTTTGTTCATCTATGGTTTGATGCCACACTTGGTACGACTCATTGAAGTTCGTAAGGGCAAGTTGGTAAATTTATCGAAAGCTGGGAAGTAAAGGACGATCAGTATTTTCGTCATAGACTTATTTTTATACGTCATTATTTTCCCAGCGTTGATATTAATGATTTGAGTGACGATGATTTTGCAATGCTTTCAGAAGAAGCGATTTGGTTGCATTCTAAAATGATTGTTACTCAACAAGCCAATGCTCTAGGCATGTTATCATAATGGTTGGAGTATATAAACCCTCTTGTCAAATAGGCAAGAGGGTTTTTTAATCTCCTACCCTTTGAATTGGCTATTCTTTAGAAAATCAAATAAAACATGGCAGAAAATTATACTGTTAATTATCGAATAAACGTTGATTCACGTGCTGCATTGCAAGCTATTCAACAATTCCAACAGGCCACATCACAGCTACAACAATTAACCAACACGTTTAATGTTGTAGCTAAGAGTATTGGCAAGGTTAATTCTGCTTTGGCTTCAATTAATACAAAACCTATTACATTAACTGTTAATACACAGCAAGCACAAAGCAATCTTAACCAAATACTCACTTCGCTTCGCAATGTTAAACAGCAATCAACAAGGGGTGTTATACCTTTAACTTTAAGGTTAAACGTTCCTAATTTAAAGCAGTTTACTAATACAATAGCTAAGACGCAAACTGCTATCAATAATATTAACAAACGGCGCATACACCCAACTGCTGATACTACAAAGGCGCAAACAAAATTAGATACTTTGTTGCAAACTCTTCGTAATATTCACGCATTACGGAATGTAAATATAATCGGTGCCGGTGGAGTTTCAGGAAATTCATCAAATATTGTACCCACTAAACAAACATGGTTTAGACGAAATTTTGGGCTTATGCCAAATGCCCATCAATATTTGGGTAATGTGTATGCTGGTACAGGTGTTGGACTAGCCGGTGAATTCATCAAGGGGCTTGGTTTGACCTATGCTTTAAGTGGGTTGGTTGAAGGAGTAAAAAGCATTTTGTTAGAATCAACAGAATATGACAATATCACTAAAACGACCCGTAACATTTTGGCCACTCATGATGACAAAGCCAATTTTAACCAACGGTTTGACGAAATGAATAAACTCATGCGTCAAGTAGGTGTTGAAACAAAATTTACGGCTCCCCAGGTTGCTGATGCTGGTAGATTCCTTGCTATGGCTGGTTTGAATATTGATGAAATCAAATCGGCAATTCGCCCTATTGCTGATATTGCTCTAGTGGGTGATACAGATTTAGGTGAAACAGCTGACGTTGTAACCAATATCATGACCGCTTATCAAATTCCAGCACAAAAGATGAATCGGGTGGCAGATATTTTGACTTCTACGTTTACGTCTGCTAACGTTACATTAATTGAAATGGCTGAGTCATTTAAATATTCTGCTTCTTTGTTTAAAAAGGCTGGTGTGCCATTTGAAGTGGCTACTGCAAGTTTGGGTATTTTAGGTGACGCAGGTATCAAGGGTTCGCAAGCAGGTACAACTATGCGTACCATTTTGTCTAATATTTTCAACCCAACTAAGAAACAAAGAAAAGCTTGGGAAGCGATAGGTGTTGAACGTTTAGATGAAAATGGTGAAGTGCGTGATTTGTTGGATTTGTTCATGGATTTAAATACGAAAGGATTGGATGTAAAAGGTGCATACAACCTCTTTCATAAAACATCGGCACAAGGAGCAGTTGCTTTGGCTAACGCTGTAGAGAAATGGAATTCCATTATTGCTGATAACTTTTTGTCAGATGCCTTAGCTCAAAAATTGGCAAATG